GATAACGATTGGTTGGCCCCCCGAAAAACCGCTGCGGCGTCCGCCGCGGCCACACCGTCGAGTCAAGAGGAGATCACCATGACCGGCAAGACGAAGGCGGACGCAGCAACCGCCCAACAGAATGCGGCAACCCCGGCACCGGCGGGACAGCAACCCACCGCCGAGGCCGACATCGAGGCCGCGAAGGCACAGGCGTCGCAGGCCGCGGTCAAGGCGGATCGCGAACGCCGCGCGGCCATCATGGCGCTGGACGAGGCCAAGGGGCGCGAGGCGCTGGCCGAGCATCTCTATGACACGACGGAGATGTCGGCCGATGAGATCAAGGGCGTGCTTGCCAAGGCGCCGGCGGGCGCGTCTGATCCGAAAGAAGATCCGGCCACGCAGCTTGAGAAGGGTCGCGTGGCCGGCGCCGGGCTGGGCGGTGCCCCTAAAACCGACACCCGCCCGAAGGCCGAGATCAACCCTTCCGAAATCTACGCATCGCGCCGCGCGCAGTGACGCCCTGAACAGGAGACAGGATCATGGAAAATCAGACTGAAGGCGCCCGCAACCTGGGCTTCGTGCTTTCCGAGGCCGAGGCGGGTCGGTCCCGCGATGTGGTTACCATCGCCAGCGGCCAGGGCGAGCTGGCGGCCGGCACCGTGATCGGCGAGATCACCGCGTCGGGCAAGTACGCGATTTCCGCCAATGCGGAAGTCGTCGGCAGTGAGGGCGCGGAAAGCGCGACGGCGGTGCTGGCCTATGCGGTCGACGCGACATCGGCCGACGCCGAGGCCGTGGCGATCACCCGCGCGGCGCAGGTCATCGCGGATGAGCTCACCTATGACGCTTCGGTCGATGACGCCACCAAAAGGGCGACGAAGGCCGACCAACTGGAAACCGTCGGCGTCATCGTGCGCTGATCCGGCTGAGAAAGGAACAAGGACATGCCGAGCATGAACATTTTTGAAGACGACGGTTTTTCGGTCGTCTCGCTGACCGCGGCGCTCAACAAGCGCAAGTATCGGCCTGGTCAGATTTCCGCGAGGGGCGTTTTCGACGAGGACGGCGTGACCACCACGACCGTGTACATCGAGCAGCGCGACGGAAAGCTGGGTCTCGTGGAGCCGAGCGCGCGCGGCGGCCCCGGCGAGACGACCGGCACCGAAAATCGCGAGCTGGTGCCGTTTGTCGTCCCGCACTACGAGCGCAACGACTCGGTGCTGGCGGACGAGGTCCAGAATGTCCGTGCCTTCGGGTCGGAGGGCGATCTGGAGGTCGTGGAAAACCGGGTCAATGAAAAGCTGGGCCGTCACGGTCAGGACCTGACCATGACGCTGGAACACCAGCGCGTCGGCGCCATCAAGGGGATCGTGACGACCAGGAATGGCGTTGTGCTGGAAAACCTCTACACCCGGTTCGGCATTGCCACGCCGTCGCCCGTGTCGATGGAGCTGGACGTGGATTCCACCGATGTCGGCAAGCTCTTCGACGGCGTGCGCTATTCGATCGAGGACTCGCTCGATGACGCCTATGACGGGCTGCATGTCTTCACGGGCCGCGACTTCCACAAGTTCATGTGGGGCCACAAGAGCGTGAAGGAGAGCCTGCTCAATTACGAGGGCGCGATGCAGCTGCGGCAGGGCACGCCGGACGTTTTCGAGTTCGGCGGCGGAACGTTCGAGCGGTACCGCACCGGCGCGGCCGCGACGACCGACCTGGGCGCGGCCTATATCGCGCCCGACGAGGCGCGGGTCGTTCCGACCGGCGTGCCGGAACTCTTCCTCACGCGGTTTGCGCCGGCGGACTACGAGGAGACCGTGAACACGGTCGGCCTGCCGCTCTACGCGCGCCAGTACGCGATGCCCAACGGCAAGGGTCGTCACCTGGAAGCGCAGATGAACGCGATTTCCATCTGCACGCGCCCCGAGGTGCTGCGCAAGCTGACGCTGACCTGAGGAGGCGATCATGACCCGCAAGACTGAAACGGCAAAATACCGGCTGCGGGGATCGGTGATTCTGCCGCCGGATGTCGCGGCCCTTGATCGCGAAGGCGCGCTGGCACCGGGCGACGAGGTGCATCTGCCCGTGACCTATGGCGGCCACCTGGTCGCCGAACGGCTGGCCGAGCGCGTGCAGGATGACGATCCGCCGCCCGGCCTGCCGGACGACGAACTGCGCGAGGCCGTGGCCGACATCCTGGCGGAGATCGGCGAGGAAGAGGGCGGTGACGGCGTGCCCAACATGGACGTCGTGCGGGCCGCGCTTGTCAAGGCCGGGGCGGTGAGGGCGGACGAGGCGAAGAGGCGCGTGACCGCCGGGTTGCGCGACGCGGTCTGGTCCGAGCTTCAGGGCTGATCGGTGCCCGCGCCGTTCCACGCCATCCGCGACCGGGCGGTTGCTGCCGTCGACGCCACGCTGGCCGAGGCGGTCGATCTGTTCTTCCTGTCCGGTGGCGCATCGGACCCGGCGCGGGACAACATGACCGCCCGGGCGGTGCTGCGCGTCGGATCGCGGGATGCCGTGGCGCCGAAAGGGGCATGGGGCAGCCGGATCGCGGCGGGTCAGGCCGAGGCGCATATCGACCGGGCGGCCTATGATGGCCCGGTCATCCGCAAGGGCGACAAGCTGCGCGCGGTGGAACGGCCTGGCAAGCCGTTTTTCGAGGTGCTGCGCGTCGCGGATCGCGGACGCGGGCGGCTCGTTCTGCATCTGGGCGAAGCCTGATGCCGGTCGTGCAGTTCGGGCTGCGTGTTTCGGCGGTGGAGGCCCTGAAGGGTGCCACGCTGGTGGGCGACAACGTGCGCGACAGCGACTTCGCGGCGATCGACATTGCCGGTGACGGTAATTTGCGTACCAACCAGGACCGCCCCTTCATTGTCGTCTACACCGATGACGGCGACGTGACCGAGGCCGACACGCGCGATCTGCGGCAAAACGGGGTTGTGGACTTCGTCTGTGAGTTCGGCGCGGCCACGCCGATGGCGCAGATCGACCCCGAAACGGGCGAAAGCGTGATCGCCGGGGTCGACATTCCGGCAACCGATTCCGCGCTGGAAATGGTGCTGGACCTGGTGGACCGCCAGATCGTCAACGCGCTGACCGACCCGGAGAGCGGCTGGACAAGGGTGTGGAAGCGACTGTCGGACCGCGTCGAAAAGATCGAGCGCAAGCGCGCGGTGACGGCCGACGACGGGCTTCGCCTGGCGGCGCGTCAGCTGCGCATCAAGCTGGCCTGCAAGCCGGACCCGGTCTACGGCCAGCCGCTGGCCGAGGGGGCGGTGTGGTCCGAGTTGCGGGCGGCCATCGCGGCCGATCGGCCGGAACTGGTGCCGACCTTCGACGCGATGATGGGTGTCGAGGATGCGGAAGTGAGCATCGACATGATCCGCCGCGCCTTCGGGCAGACGATCGAGCAGGCACGCAGTCTGGGCTACGGACCGAAATGGGTCGAACACCCCGAGGCACCAATAGACACGGTGGAGCTGAGCAAGGATGGCGATACCCCCTGACGACCTACCCGGTCTCGTGGCGCATCTGTCGCGCGAGATTGCGGACCTCAAGCGCCGTGACCGGGGGCGTAGCCGCACTGGCAGGATCGTGGACACGGACGAGGCGACAGGGCGTTACCGCGTGCGGCTGCGCGAGGAAGACGGTGACGGACCGGCCTTCGACTCTCCGTGGCTGCCCGTCGAGGCGCTGGCGAGCGGGGCGCTGAAGATACAGGGCGAGCCGGTGATCGGGCAGACCGTCACGATCACCTCGCCGAGCGGCGAACTGACCGACGGGGTGATCTCGTTGTCGAGCTTCAACGACGACGATCCCCGGCCGCACGACAAGGGCGGTGAACTGAAGCTGACGGTGGGGGGCACGATGATCCTGGCAAAGGCTGACAGCCTGACGTTCCAGAGCAACGGTTCGGAGATCGTCATGGACGCCGCCGGTATCCGCCAGACCGGGGCGGAAATCCATCTGAACCCGTGATGAAGGGGAAATATCGCTACATCCCGTGCGACCGGCGCGAGGTCGTCGAGTGCGACCACTGGGATGACATTCCGGCCGAGATCGACGAGCTGGTCTGTTTTCGGCCAGCAATACCTGACGAACCCAACTGCGAGCTGGAACAGCAGATGATCGAGACGCTGGGCGAGAAATTCCGGGAGTTGCAGGCGCGATGCCGGCGGTGACCCGGATCGGGGACGCCGATGTGCCGCACTGCTCGGGCATGACGCGCGCCGAGGGCAGCCCGGACGTGTTCTGCAACGGCATCGCAATATCGCGGCAGGGCGACCTGAATACCGGGCACCTCAAGCCGCCGGTGCCATGCGTCGGGCACGCCGCGGCGATCGTGACCGGCTCGACGACCGTGTTCGTGAACGGTGTGGGCTGTGGCCGGGTGGGCGACGCAACATGCACCGCGGTGGCCGAGGGGTCGCCGAATGTCTTTGCCGGCGGATAGCCGGCGCAAGAAGGAGAACGACATGACGACATATACCATCACGCGCGCGGGATTCATCATGGGGCGCTACCATGCGGAGGGCGCGACGATCGAGCTGACCGACCGGCAGGCGCGGCTTTACCTGCTGGAGGGCCGGATCAAGCGCCCCGCCCGTGCCGCGCAGCCCAGGCGGGGCGGCGGTGACCCGAAAAAGGCCGATGCCCCGAAGGCCGCGGCCGATTCCGGCGACGGGCCCGCGGACGCATGAGCACGGGCCTGAACGCGGAAACCGGCGCCACCCTGTCGGGCTGGCCGCATGTCGTGCAGTCGATCCGCGACATCCTGACCACGCCGGTGGGCAGCCGCGTCATGCGCCGCGAGTACGGCTCGGAACTGCCGCTGCTTGTGGACCGGCCGATGACGCAGCGCGTTATCCTTGCCGTCTACGCGGCCACGGCGATCGCGATCGCGCGCTGGGAGCCGCGGTTCGATCTGACGGGCGTGGAAATGGCGGGTGTCGACGCGGATGGCCGTCTCGCCCTGACGATTTTCGGACGGCATGAGGGGGAGATGGTTTCCGCGGACCTGGAGATCGCCGCATGAGCCTCGCGAACGGCATAGACCTTTCGGGTTTGCCGGCGCCGCAGGTGGTGCAGCCGCTCGATTACGAGGCCGAGCTGCAGGCCATGAAGGAC